TGATCGTATCGGAGGTGGTCGATTTAATGACCGGCCAAATATAGAACACCCCGAGAGAGAGCTGGGGGTCATAGTAATACTGAAGGGGAATGCCCGTGGCCGACTTCAGGGGAATGTCAAAATACTCATCCCGCCCCATAGGTTCCATTGGGACATCAATTCCAGCCGTGTAGTAGTGATACCGGGCCGACATGATCTCAAGGGGCCTGACGGTATCGAGATCCCCGCCCACCCCAATGGTGTAGGACTGCTTATCCGCCGTGAGGGACAATTCCTCTTCATCGTAGAGCCACAGGGTTGCCCCTTCGGCCTGCCAGGCCTTCACCATGGTGTTCAGGGCTTCGGCCCCATCGGCAATCTCGGAAGCCGACGGGGTTTCCCCCGTCGCTATCGCCCCGATGTTTCGAAGGGCACCGCTGATTATCTGATCCCTGGTCCTGGTCCAATCCGTTGATCCGCTTGTAGCCATGGTTTATCCTATAGGTGCGCGGTTGTTGTTTTTGGTGCCGAGAACGAATCCCCCACGGTGTAGACGGTGTTCCCGATCGCCGCCTCATCGATGAGGGATCCAGTAAGTGTGACAAGGGCTCCAACGGGATCCCCGTTCACGGTAGTCCATTGAACGGTTCCATCATCCAGCCCGATCCCGATGGAATCCTCATCCGAGATAGAGGTTGCAGAGGCCACGGTGATCGTGAGATCCCCGATGACCCCCGCAACGGCTAAGGTTGTGCTGTTCGTGAAATCCACTTGACTTGGCCTTGCCACAGGAACCGCTATCTTCTCCTTTCTGGCCTTCACAAAATCCTGTGGGTTGTGGGGCTCCCAATCCTTGGCGCACACCCAGGCCCCATCCCAGCGTTTCCGCATCTGAGACCATCGATAATCAAACCCGCAGACATCGCATACCATCCAATAGTCGCCGGGGATGTAGCCTGGATTGAGAGAGTGGGCCATTACGGAAGATCCCTATCGATCATCTGAGCACTGACTGCCGAATTGTAAAACAGCATCCAGGTTCCTGTTTCACCATAGGCGTCAATTCCGAAACTCCCGACCGTCGAACTGACAGTCACGACACTTGACCCGGAAGTGACCATAGCCGTCATGTTCTGCGATGTGGAACCTTGTCCCCGGAAGACCGTTGAACCGGAACTCGGGGCCTCCCAAACTTGAACTTCCGTAGACCCCGACCCCCCGGCCAGTGAGCCACTTGTGGTCCACATGACAGTAGTGGTTAATCTGTTATTTGTGGCCGTGGCTAACGGTAACATCGCTGATACAGCGGAAAATACCGTTGATGCGAAACCAGTGGCCCCGGCAGGATCAGCCCCGCTCTCATAAATCGCCTGTGGGTCAACGAGGTAAGTCTTTCCTGCCTCCATTTGAAAGTAAGATTGCCCGGACCCAGCATTATCCCATGTTGAAAGGTCGGTGTAGGAATCAATCAGGACTATTGGTTCTCGGTACAATGCCCATGTAATATTTCCCTCGCTGCTCAAAATGAAAACATTTCCGTTCTCATCAATGCGAAACATGGAATTGCCACTTGACGTGCCATCGTTAATCCGAAAACTGTCCCGACCCTCCTGGTTATCCCCGACAGTCCGCCTAATTTCCAGTGCATTGTGTCTCGTATAGTCCCCGGCTATGGCGATACCGCCATACAGGAACAAAACAAGGCACAACGTAAATACGCAAAGCTTCTTCATCTTTTTATTGTCCTCCTTGTTTCGCCCCTCCCCGAAGAGAGGGGCGGTTCCTGTTACGCGCCGGGGCTGAAAAAGAAACACCGGGGATCCGTCCACCCGCACTGATACCGCTCCGTGGCCTTCGCCATGGCGTTCTCAGATGTGAACTCGTTGTCCTTGGTGAATTCAATCGCCCTTCTGGTGAAGGAATTGAACCCGTTGGGGCAATTCGTTTTGATCCCGTAGGCGTCCGTGTCGGTGAAGAATGGATTCTTTTTGATCCCGCCCGGAATAGCGCTGGTGGACTTCAGGACGTTCAGGGCATTGTTCGCCGTGTCGTTCTGAAGGACGGACTTGAGAATCCGGTGCGCCTCAAACCAATCGTTGGGATGAATGTGGAGGCTCATCATCATGAGCGGAACCGGTATGCCCTCGTTGTTCACTGCCGTCATGACCATGATGCCGATATCCTCAAGGGCCGCTTCCGAAAGGTCCGCCGCAGGACTCAGGAGGTTACTCCAGGTCCCCGCCGCGCTCGGATGAGAGGCGCTTGCCAATACCTGGCCGTCGCCGCCCGTATAACCTGCGGTGGTCGCCCGGTTGACTACATTGGCGTGAATGACCTCCTTCGTGGCCCTCATGGAGAACTTGAGGGAAGTCGCCCGCTGCATGGCGAGCTGCTTATACTTATTGTCCTCGATATCCTCACGGGTCACGATATAGCCGAGGCCGTAAACGACGTGGATATACCGCTTGATCCATCCCTGCTGATTGCCGGTGAAATTAACGGACCCGCCCTGCGCCTTGATAGAGGCATAGCCGAAGCCTGTGGTTTGAACGTCCTCAACCGCTCCCGTTGATCCGCCGTCCTTGACATCGAAAAGGTCAGGGTACAGTTCCGGAAAGGGGTCGTAAGTGCCAAACCACGCATGAACACCCGGCCACATGGCTTTCGGGTGTGCGCCAGTTGTAATAAGTCCAGTTCCCATATTCTATATCCCCCTTTCTTACGAGATACCGGTGAGATTCCGGGAGGTGTGAAGGTTGATCTTGACTTCCCACACAGCGTTGGTGCCGAGTGCATTATCCGGGGAAGGGTGAAGCCTCAAGACTCGCATCTGGAGGGTATTGGTCGTGTCGATGGTGCTGCTGTCAAGCTCCCACCCGGAAAGATTAGTGTAAGCGCTTCCCGTACCGGTTACGAAATCGGCATTGTTGGAACCGGAAGTATAGCTGAGGGCACCGCCCACGCTGTCTTCCTGGATCTTGAAGATGGTTTCCGGATCGTCACACACATAGACGACTCTTGCCGTTGCGGTTGAAGCAACCCAATACGGAAGGCTGAGGTTTGTCCAGTCGGGCGCAAAGCCCACGATAACGCCGGAGCAATAATGCCCTCCGGCTGCCGTTGCGATTTCCACGCACTGCAATGTCCCGGCGGGATGCCCGTCGAGTTCGCTTGAGTTCTGATCGCCGGTTACGATCACGGGATCTCCGATATAGAGGGCCGTACCGTAGGAAGCGGCGATATAATAGGGCTGCGCCATCTCCGCAGCCCACGGCGAACCTTGACCATTACGAATGGGCTCAAGCCCAAAGGCCTTGTCCTTGTTTGCCATTAGTTGGTTCTCCTTGTTGTTTACGAGCGTTCAATATGAGTGATGGGCACCCCTCCGGCTGTCGGGATATAACGCCCGTCAGCGCCGGGGCGGCCCTTTTCGTCAATTCCAGTCAGTATCGCTTCCTCTCTCTTGTTGACGATTTCCTGTTTCTTCGCCTGGTCTTCCTCGTACCACTCCCTCTTGATCCGCATCAGGTAGCCGGTCATGGCTTCGCCCTTTTCCCCGGTCCCCACAATGGCCGTTACGCGGGAATCAATACTTGCGCCCATCTCGTTCGACACGTCCTCGTCTCCGAGGTGCCTGTCGTCCTTAACGAACTCATACCCTGCCTTCAGGGCCTCATTGACCCTGTTGGGCTTGTTGGGCCGGTTATGGATGACCCGGTAGACATAATCCTCATCCTGGTCTTTCCATGCCAGCTTCCTTCGTGGCACCCCGAGGGGCACCCTCTCTCTTCGCTTCTCGTTCCTCTGTGGCCGATCTGTCTCGTCTGATTTGGGTTCC